CTAATAATTGAATATTTATATCACCATTTAACTTGTCATATTTTCTAGCCCACTTACATATTACTTTTGTTAATTCACTCATTTCTTCAACCCATACAGGCATTTGAGCTTTTACTCCATAATGTAATAAATTTTCTATATTTTGCTTTATAGCTTCTTTTTCTTCGTTCATATTACCTCCAAGTTTAATCTTCAACTAAAGTATATTTTTTATATTTATTAGCCCAACCTAGACTATTTTTACTACTAACCCATTCATCAGTAATCTTATAATTCTCTTTTCTTAAAAGATATATAGCGTGTTGTAAATCAGTTATTCTATATTTTGAGTAGCACTCCATTGTTGATATGCTCCCATATTTTCTTAAATGATTTAACACAATATCTTTTTGACTTATCTTTCCCATTTCTTACCTTTCATAATCTAAAACATCTTTCCAATAGACAATATCTAAACCGCACTCACTAGCCATATCTAATATAGTTTCGATTAAATCGTGCATTTCTTTAGTATCAAATTTAGAGCTTCCGTCATAACATTTATAATCACAAAATATTTTTTCTCCTACTTGGATTCTTCTTGCTAATTGTATTGCTCTAAATCTTTCTCTTAACATCGGTACAGCCTGAGGCTCTACTAATAAGTGAGTAAATTTAGCTCCAGCTCTTACTAAAGCCTCTAGGTATATATCATAATCATCATTTGACCTTTCACCATTTCTAGCTTTATCTATCTCACCTATGAGAGCCCACATATATTTATTTTGCTGTTCCGTTCTTTTATCTCTAGCTTTAGTTATTACTATTGAATATAATTCGTCCTTATTTAAGTCTTGAATTAAATGTTTATAACTATCTCTTATTGTTAAAGTTATTTCAGTTTCAAAAGATTCACTTTTTCCACTTCTTGAGTAATTACCTACTAGCTTCATAATTCACCTGATTAAAAAGGTAAATCGTCATCACTAATTTCTACTGATTCTCCAAAATCTTTAAATGGGTCATTTTCTTCTACAGCTTCTTCAGGTGCGTCATATCCGTCATATTCAGGCTCAGGTCTTCCGTCTTTTGGTTTACTATCTAAAAATGTTAAATTATCAACTCTTACATCAGTTGTATATCCTTTAGTTCCATCATCTTTGTCATAGCTTCCTGTTCTTATTTTTCCTATTAAAGCTATTTGACTTCCTTTTTTCATAAACTTGGCTAAATTTTCAGCTGTTTTATTCCAAAATACACAGCTAATAAAATCAGCACTTTGTTTTCCAGCTTCTTTGTCTTCTTTACTAAGTCCTCTATCTACAGCAACATTTACTCTTACATAAGCCCTGTTGTCAGTTGTGTATCTTAACTCAGGGTCAGTTGTTAATCTTCCTACTAAACTTACATTATTCATAATCTCACCTATCCTATAACCTTTCTTGCTATTTCACTTAAGTTTTTTTCTAATGTTGATAAATTACTTCCGTTAATTTTTAATGTATCTAAAATACATTCATCTTTCATACAATCACAATCTTCTTTAGGAACAACGCCTCTTAATACTTGTAATATCTTTTCAGTTATATTTATTGCACAACCTATTACTTCTTGTTGTCTTTTTAATTCTATTGCTACATTAAATTCTTCTTTTATACTATTTTCCATTTTCATATACCTCCAAAAATTCATTTAATTTTTCTATCAATAATTCTCTAGGTTTTCTCTCTATTTTTTCGACTTGACCTAATCCTTTTTTAGGAAGCCATATAGCATATAAACCCTCAAATCGTTTTCCCATAGCCATTTCATAATAAGATAATTGCCAACTTAAATATTCTTTATCTAATTCAGCTGTAGTCTTAATATCACACAAACATACTTCTCCTCTAATGCTTGCTATCATATCGAATCTACCAGCATATTTTCTTTCAAATTGAATCATCTTCTCTTGTTCTAAAACAGCTATAATATTTTCTCTTTTAATCTTCACATATTGTCTTAAGCTAGCCTCTTGAATATAATTTAATTCTTTAGCTTGAATAGTGACATCAAAAGCTTCTTCTAATGTCATTGTTTTTAAGTTTATTTCAAACATTTCTACAGCCTCGTGTATCTTAGTTCCATATTCAGCCTTACGATTTAATATTCTTTTATCTACGCCTTTATATTTATCCGGAAATATAAAGTGTAATATTTCACTAACACTAGGAGTTATTACTCCATCGACTAAATAGATATGTGGCTTTTCTAAAAATTCAATCATTATTCAACATCTAAAGTAATTGAACTAGATACACTTGATTCTTTTAAATATTCTTCATAAATTTCAGGACATTCTTTTTTAAATCTTGCTGAGTCAAATCTTGATGTAGTATATCCAGCTTTAATCTTAGCTGAGAATCCATCTACTATAAATTTATCTTTTCCTAACATTTCCATAGCGTCTTTTAACTTAGCTTTTAAATCCTTTTCCATTAAATCCATTTCTAATTGTAATTTTTTAAAGTTTCTATATTTTTCAATAAAATCACTATCTATAACTATTTCATTATTTTCAATTTTTACTAATTCATTCATCTTTCTATTCCTCCATTATTCTAAATAATTATCATCATCTTGCACTTCAACAGGTGCTGTTTCTTTTGGTTTATTATCTTTTCTTTTAATTAAGCTACTAGCTTCTAATAAAGTTAATTCAGTTATTTTCTTTTTGCCTATATGTTTCATAAGTGGCATTAGTTCTTCAGCTGTATATAACTTTTTAATAATATCTACTTGAGATTCTTGAATCATCAACTCATCCTTTTTCTTAGTTTTAGTTGTTGTTTCTTTTGGGGTTTCTTTACTTGTAGTTTTTTTAGTTTCTTCTACAGGTGTTTCTCCACCCTCAATTCTTTGTGTAAATTCATCGGCTTCACTATCACTATAAATTCCGGCATAAGCTATCTTACTATTTTTCAAAATAACTCTATCCATACATCTTTTTAAAGCCATAGCGTAAGGATAATCATTACTACAATTAGCTTTACTTACTTCACCTACTTCATATATTCCCTGTTCCGGACAAATATAAGTAAATACTAAAGAGTTATTAAACCCGTCTTTATCTATACTCATACAATCGGGTCTAAATTTTAATTTATCTTCTAATACATCATTTATTTTTAAGCAACCATCGTGGCTTATAATCAATCCGCTATACATAGCTTTAGTTTTATTAGAATAAGTGTTTACTAATATCCAAAAATCACTTGCTTCTAATACTTCTTTATATTTATCACTTTCTAATAATTCAATAGCTTTCTTTTTAGCTTCTTTATATTTTGGTGTATGAAATTCAACAGGTATTTTTTTACCACCGATGTTTTCTTCTTTTTTTTCACCAAAATCATAAACTTTTTTAGTTTCTTTCTTTACGGCTGTTGCCATCGTTTTTCTCCTCCTTTAAACTTTTTATTTTTAATCTTAATTTTTTATTTTCTTCAGTAAGTCTTTTAATTCTTTCAGGCTCTCCTAATTTATCTATAAAAGATTTATACAATTCACTTTTAATAATTTCTTTTAATGTATCTAACTCATTTTCTAAAGTATTAATTTTCTTACGCATTTTGAATTTACTAGGAAGTTCCTCTTTGTCAAACATATCAGGAACATTTACTTTTTTGTGTTTACGCTTCCAATAATTTAATTTCACTAAAATTAGTTCCTATGCTTTCTTTTTCGTTATTCCTATCAGGTAATAAAGTATTTGTTTTATAACCATAAGCTATCATATCTTCTAATAACCATTGAGGAATAATACCTTTACTAAGCCACATAGTAGCTTTTTCATAATTCCTAGTTGCGTGAGTATCGTCTAAATCTCCATAAGCTCCACGCTTGAAGTATCCATCTCTTTTCATTTTTTCTAAAATATCGTAAGAATAATTTTTTGCTAAACTATCACATTTGTCTAAAATTTCAGCTATACTTGGCATAAACTTAGATGTTCTAATTATTTCATCAATAGCTTTTAAAACTATTTCAGGTGTATAACCTACTATTTGTTCTTGATACATTTTTATTAATCCCAATAACATTTCATTATTGTTTGAATTTTCGTTTAAATCTTTAAAATAATATGGATAAGCAATTCTTAGTTTTGCCATAACCCCACTAATCAATTTTGATTGTTCCATTATAAACACCCTCCAAGATTTCCATTGTCTTATCTTTCTTTTGTGATTGATTTTTTTTAATCACTTTTTGATTTAAGTATTTTTCAAATTTTGTTCCAAATAATGTTTCCGGACATAAATATTTACTAAACTCACTATCTTCTAGCCACTCGTTCGTTTTCTTATCAATAACAACTATGAAGTCGTCGAGTGTATAACCCTCGTTCAATCGTGCTTTTATTTTTGTTTGAGTTGTTTTACTAGAATATTTGAATTTACTTTTAGTCTTTAAATTTAGATAATCTACTATTTGTTTAATGTCATCTAAATTATTATTTGATAATTGATTTTGATTAGTGATACTTGATTGTGATATATGAATATGATTATGATTTATCGGCTTTTTTGGGTTTTCTTCGGTTTCATCAAAAACCACTTGGTTTTCTTCGGTTTTTTCAATAACCTCTTGGTTTTCTTCTTTTTCTTCTTTTCTAGGTCTTCCACCTAATTTCCCATTTTCTCGATTCTTTTTACATACTTCTTCATATCTTTCTTCGTTCTTATCTATTTCAGTTTTAATTGGAATAAATATTATTTTTAAGTATCCATCTAATCCGCTATCTCCTGTATTAGCATATCGAAATATACCTTTAATCAACTTTCCAGCTTCTTCATTGGATAATTCATTAAATACTTCTTGCTGTGACTTTTTTAATAAAAAATTATCTTTCATAATGAATCCTCCTTAAGCTATTAAAATTGTTTATTTTGGAACAAAGTTCTATATTCATTTAATACCTCCGTTCCTATTTTGATTTTTTTACTATTAAATGTTATAATCTAATAGTAAAATGTTTAGTTTTACATTTGATTTATGAGTTCTAACCCAATTCATAAATCTTTTTTTATTCGTTGATTTCATCAATAAAATATTCAATGATTTCTCCTCCTACAGCAAACGCTATAATAAATGTAAGGAATCCAAACCAAGTCCAACCTAACATTTGTCCTGTTATCCAACTATAAATAGTTAGCATAAACAAATCGTGTCCTACTATATATGCACATAATAGTAAAACTCCTAATAATGCTACATTTCTCCATTTAATTTTTATTCTCTTTTTATTCTTTTTCATTTTATTTTTTCCTCTCTATTTTTGTTTAATTTTATTTCCTTAATCTTTAATTCTTTTTTAACTAAGTGTGTTGGTATAAGAATATCTCTACCGCTTTCAGGTAAATAGTAATTTCTTTCTTTAGCTATATTTAATAAATGCTTCATTACTCTTTCACCATATCGTCTTCCCTGTCCTAACAACTCAGTTAATTCTTTTTGATTTATATAAGGCTTTTCCATCATTTCACCTCTTTGCTAGTCTTATGTTTATTTCTTTTTATTGTTGTCAGCTGTTCCATATTTTGCACATATCCATATAACAGCTACTATTGATAAACAAATAATTAATGTTATTTGTACTCCTGTACTCATCTTTATCCCTCCTCATTTCTATACATATTTTCATAGATAAGTTTAAAAAAATAATAAGTATCTAATCCGTAAAAGTCTAGAATGATTGTTAATTTATCTAAATTTTGAACTACTGACCCTTTTTCATATCTTACTAAAGTTCCAATATTTATTAAGGTTTTGTTGTTTTTCTTAGTAATTCCATCGATTACTTCTTGTTGAGATAAATTCTTTTCAGCTCTTAATTTTCTAAGTTCATTAGCAATCTTTCCTTTTAGCTTTTCTATTTTCTCGTACATTGTAGCACCTCCTTACAATTAAATGATACTATACAAATTTTCATAAGTCAATATAAATTATGCAAATTTTCATAAAAAACTTGTTTTAGTGTCAATTTTGTATTATAATATGTATAGATTGGAGGTAGCTGATGAATAATTATTTTGCCGAAAATTTAAAATATCTTAGAGAATCGAAAGGTTGGTCACAAAGTGAACTTGCTAGACAGACAGTAAGAGCTTGTAATATTCATAATAAAGACTTACCCGAAGAAAAACATCTAAAGCCTATAACACAAGCTTCTATAGCTAGATGGGAAGCTGGAGAAAATTCACCTAGCATTGATAACTTAGTTATATTAGAAGAAACATTGTTTGTAGAATTACCCGATTTAATAGGTAGAGATATTAAACACGAACAAAAAGAAAAAATTAAATTAACTAAAGAGCAAGAACAGGAATTATTAAAAGATGTTTTAAAGAGAAAAGGTTTTTTAAATGAAAATGAAGAATTAAATGAAGAAGACTTTAATAAATTAATAGAGTTTGCAAAAATTAATAAACCTTACATAATGAGGGACACGGACAAAGAATAAGAATATCCCCTATAGGAAATATTCTATTAATAATATGTATAGTGTTATATCTATATCTAAATCATATAAATCACTATATAAAATTTTAATATCCACGCCCCGACCCCCTCTCAGGGCTCTATTATAAAATTAACATTTTATTTTACCAATAATTGGTAATAAATTTAATAAATTTTCCTTAAATTGTCGTTTTTATGTCTTAAATGGTAAAAATAACGCACTTAATCAGGAAAATTGACGCTTTATACATAAAAAAGCACATTTTAGGTAAAAAATATGCTAGTACAGGTATTTTTTATATAGATATGAAAGGAGTAAAAGAAAGATGGAAGAAACGATTAAAATAGCTAAATTATCAGTAGTTGCATTAGTTTTTAAATTATTTGTTGATTTATTCGCTTGTTGCATTATTATTGGTTTAGTTTGGTTGCCTAGAGATTTAATTAGATATTTCACAACAAAATTAGAAATAACTAATCGTAGAATTAAAGGTAAAATTGGATTAATTAATACAAACGAATTAGATAGTCCTTTAACTAAACTAAATAGCGTACAAGTTAAACAGGGATTATTTGGTAAAATATTTAATTATGGTACTATAATAATTACTACTTCATCTTCAGCTTTCGAGTTTGATTATGTGACTAAACCTAATGAGTTTAAAGCAATTATAAATAATCAAATAGAAGCATACGAAGAAAACAAAATGGATATGCAAGCTCAAAAAATAGCTAATGCTATGAATAAATAAATAAAAAAAGACGCCTAGAGGTGCAACTCTAAGCGTTAAATGAAAACCCATAAGACTAGCAATCTTAAACAAAAATAACCAAGGCTATAATTGTAATTGAGTTTTCTATTACATTATAGCACGATTCTAAGAATAAAACAATAAAGGAAGTGCTAAAATGTCAGTATTTAAGGACAAAGAAAAGACTAAAGATGGTCGTCAATGGCGTTTTAAAGTTTACTATCATAATACCGAGGGCAAATTAGTTCCTTATACTTCTAAAAGATATTTATTAGAAAAGGAAGCAAAAGCCGAAGAAAGAGTGTTTTTACTTAATCGTGACGCTCCTGTTAAGAAAAGGTTTGAGATAGTAGCTGATGATTATTTTGAAGACGCTTTTAAACGATGTAGAGAATCTACGGTCTTAACATATAAATCTAATTATGATAATCATATAAAGCCATATTTTAAAGGCAAATTTATAGATGAAATATCCGTGATGGATATTGAAAATTGGAAAAATAAACTTATCGACAAAGGATTATCTATCGACTCCTGCAATCAATACTATGTAGTATTTAAAGAAATATTTAGTTTTGCTAATAGAAAGTATGAACTAAATTATAATCCGGTTGAATTATCAGGTCGTTTCAAAAAAAGAAATGATGAAGTTATTGAAACAAAAAGCAAATTAAAATATATTGTATATGAGCAATATTGTAAATTAATAAGTGTTATTGATGACGCATTATGGCATTGTTTTTTCCTTACTCTTTACTTTACAGGAATGAGAAAAGGTGAAATGCAA